AGCCATGCGTTGAACTCAATGGGCGAAATGGATTCGCGGCCATCGCAAAACTCATCGTAAAGCGGGTGAGTCCAGTAGCCGTATTGGTCGCGTTCGACGGGTAGGGGTTTAAATTCTGTTGTCATTGTTCAACTCCGAAGCGGCGATTAAGCCTGCCTGTGTATACGACGAACTCCAGGAGGCTAACTCCCAGAGCTTCAATTTTCTTGTGATGTTTGTTGATGATGGGAGGAACCGTTTCGTTCCAGTTTGGCTTTGGCTTCTTGCGCATCGCCTGCTGGATCTCTTCGGTGCAGCGGCGGCAGGCGGCGCGGATGGCGTTGTCTGTTTCTGGCGTCATGCGACCTCCGTTTTCACAACATCGATGACGCAGCCGGGTAGCAATTCTACCGCGGCGGTTGCGCACTGATTTCCCCAGTGATCCCAGCCCGGCACCGCGCTGCGACTAAACAACTCAATGCGCGGCACATCTCCATAAAGCAACTCCAGCCGGTGGCGAACTTCCCACGGCTTTTCGCTGTGCGCACCGAGCGGGCTATATACCACCTGCTTAATCCCGGCATGCTTTCGCTCCAGCCCGGCGCCGCGGGTAGCAATCAGCAGGTCTTCGGTATTGGCCCGGGTGTGGTTTCCGCCGTTCATGCGCGTCTCGGCGTTAAGCAGATCGAGGAAGTCGTAAAAGTCGGTGACTTCACCCTCAGCCAGTACCTTGTTGATGCGCAGCTCGGCGTTCTGATTCAGCTTCACCCAGGTAAAGCCCTTCATCGTGCGAACGGTAAATCCCCAGGCCTCGGCCAGTTCGATAGCCTCCTGGTTATGCGTGCCGGTATACCACATCGCCAGCACCGAGTTTTCGGCAGCAAGTTCCCAAACCGGCAGGCGCTTGATGTCAATCAGCTTCATGGTGGAGTAGTGATCAGCGGCTGCGCCGTTGCTGATGGTGTTGCCGTAAGACCAAGGCGGATCTGCGTAGATAAGAGAGTATTTTCCGGTCATGGAATTACACCTCGAAAGCAAGTTGTGGCGTGAACCGATCGCGATCTGCGTCGTAATTCAGCGAACTTGCAGAGTTAAAGGCTTCAATGCGCTCAACCAGCACCGCAGCGCGTGTTTCTTTGCTTGCCGGCGCGTAGGCTGATTTATCCCACGCTTTGTCGATGCCGATGTTTCGCGCCACATTAGTACTGTCGGCTGACGACAGTGGGATGTGTCGGAATATATCGGCGTTCAGCATGCGCAGGCCGTGAAGCTTTGTTATCGGATACCCGTTTATGTCGACAACGTGACGGATGAGATCGCGTAACTTTGCCCGACATGAGCGCGGGCGCTTTGCGTCGTATTCACCCATGCTACCGATGCATACGCGCGGAAATTCCCGACACAGGCGGAAGAAACGTTCATCGGGCTCGTTCATGTGCCACACAGGAGCGCCGACTACTTTGCCGTGCGGCCACTCGGCGATTAACGCGTCGTTCTCTTCACTGGTCCCGCCGATCACGTCAGGGATAACTGCAAAAGCAAAGCGAGGGTGATTCATCCAACGACCTACAAACGCGTAGTAGTCATTCCAGTTAACAACGCGCTTTTTCGTCCAGAAGCTGAATGCGCCGTTATCCAGCGCGAAAGACTGGGTGACTTCGCTGGCCAGGGCTAATTGGCCGGGGTTGGCGAAGGAAATGAAGGCGTGTCTGCCTTTCCATGCCTTCAGCGCGCATGTGTCCGGCGTGATTGGTCCACCATGGAAATGTATAATTTTGGGTTCCTCCTTATCCGTGATTAGCAAAATCACCGTGATGCAATTCACGGCATTTGGAGATTTCAACTTGGGCGTCGTGAAGAGATGAGAAAAACCCAAGGAAAATAACCTTCTTATTTACGGTGACCCGGGCGGACCATTTTTTTCTTGCACTATTCCAACTGGCTCCTTTCACGCCGCTTTTATTGTCCGTTCTTATCTTCTTGTTTTGGCTATTTTGGGAAGGCGTGCACTCCCTTAAGTTGTCGATGCGGTTATCAAGTTTGTCGCCGTTGATGTGGTCAATTTCACCTTTTGGTTTAGCTCCGTGATATAACTCCCAGGCGACTACGTGCGCATATCTGCTTTTCCCACAAACTGACAACCTGAGATAACCACTGCTGTTATCGACCCAGCCAGCCTCTGATCCGGCCAGCACACCGCCACGACACTTAGTCCAGAAAATCTTTCCTGTAAGCGGTTCATACCGAAGGATTTGCGAAATCATGCCGCCTCCTGCCTTTCCCGATATTCCTCAGCGAGCCGCTGCGCTTTTAATGGATTGCTGACCACTTCACCCCATGGCATTAGCCAGCCGTTACCGATGAAGGGAAGGCACACAGTGCCAACGCTGATATCGTCGTGAGCGTGAGTCATAGGATGGACTCCATTTCGTCGATGTAGAGGCCCTGAGCAATCAGGCGGCGACGGCGGGCGGCACGTTCAATGCACTCCTGCCGCCTGCCTTCCTGCGATTGCTCTATGGCACGCCTGGTGAACAGCCGCGATTTACCCTGAGGCGTAATGACCTTTGGCTTCGTGGCCAGGTCGAAAGTCCGGTCGCAGATGCCGTCCTCGTTGATCCACTTTTCCGACTCAACGATCTGCGCTATCTGTCCGGAGCCGCGGGTGATGCCGTTGGCGACCCGGTTAAACTCGATGAGCGTTACGCCAAACTTCTCGGCGATTTCGCTGCCCGTTACCGGGCGGCCGCGCGTCTGAATCATCCAGATAACGCGTTCGCGGAGACCTGAGAATTGCCCGGTTCGCCCTGGCCTGCGGTAAAATGGTGTGCGTTTCATTTCCACTGCTCCCCGAACGTAAAGCCGATCTCCGCCAGCTCTTCGTCCATCTTCTCGATGAACTCCGGCACCATTTCATTGAAATCGGTCATGTATTGCGGATCCCGCTCAACGACGACATGGTGAATGCCTTCGCGTTTCATGCGAGGGTCGTAGTTGGCAAAGAACCAGGCGTCTTTCCCTGTTACCCACATGCTGTACTGCACCTGAGCCATGTACGCAGACTTGATGGCTTCGAAACCGCCAAGGCGGAATTTCATGAAGTCTCGGGAGGTGAAAGGGCATTTAAGCTCAAGTCCGAACCCGTTACTGCAAAGTCCGTCAGGGGAGCACGCGGTGCGCATGCTCTCGTCACGGAACAGGATCGGAGACTCCGTGACTTTCACGTCGGTGGTGAACTCGAAGAGGGTGCGGGCGTCTTCCTCGTACTGCTTGCCCCAGGCCAGCGCCTTCGCGTTAACCTCTGGTGCGACGCCGGTGCATACCTCAGCGAGTAGGGTGTGGAAGTAGGACATTTTCATGTCTGTCCATTTCTTTCCCGATCTTGGCTTGGCGATGACGTTATGCACCTCGGAGGCTGTGATAACGCCGAGTCGCAGCCGGTGCCATGCCTCGTCGCCTTGCTGGATAGTGGTTACGTCAATACCGGTCCGGGCAAGGATAATTTCTGGTGTCATGCTGCCGCCTTAGCCCTTTTCTGAAGGAAGCCAAACCCTTTCTGCGCCTCTTCTTCAGTGAGTTCTGACGCCTCAAGGATTTGCCGCTTGAAGATGTCGCTGCAAAGAGGAAGAAAGTCTTGCTCCATGTCCTTACCAAGCTCTTTCAAAAGATTGGTAATGGACTGGATGGTTTCTTCGCTTGCGGCTGGTGGAAGCGCTTCTGTAGTGCTGCGCGGCGTGACGTCACGGATATCAACGTCCAGTAATTTGCCTTCCATTTCTTCGGCGGTGGGCTGCTGTCCAATCTCAGGCCATGCCTTACGCAACGCCTGGGCTTCTGCGCATTTCGCCAGCTGTCCATACGGGCGCTTTTTCCACATCGCGTTCGGCGCCGTGGTGTCGCGGCCGCCGGTGGCGTAGTTTTCAATCCAGTATTCTTTGGCGCTGAACTCGACGATCTCTCCGCTAGGCATGCGCTTGTAGACGGTGTATTTGCACCACTGAGGGAAGGTTACCTCGACACCAGAAAGCGTCTGCGTCGTGTCTGGACCGAACTCTGGTTCGCGAGCACCGGCATAATCACCTGATCGGTCCGCCTGAATGCGGTAAAGCCCGATGCCCGGCATTACCACGTCACGCCATTCGCCTTTACCTGTTTTCGAGTCTTTGACGTACATCGGGACGAGGTGGACAGGTTTGAGCAATGGGTCCAGTTGGCGGGCGCGACAATAATCAAGCGCCATCATTACCGATTCGTCTTTCGCGCCAGGGTAGATGCTGTTCTTCAGCGCGCTCCAGGTGGAGACGTCGACGCCTATCTCCTGAAGCGACGTCGCTGTGATTGTTAATTCGTTTGCCATCGTTAATCCCCTCAAAAATTAAAACGGGCAGCCGGTACGGTGTTCCCAGTCGTATTCCGCCTGGGCGTAAGCAACTGCCGAAATGAAATCGTTGTAGGCCTCGCAAGCTTTATCGCTACGAAGTCCTTCGTATGGGCTGGAGTCAATAGGTACGGAGAAGTGGAAGAGGCCGGACGGCTCTTTTGGCATCATGTCGATGATTTGCTGCGCCCTGTCGTCGATCCACTTCTCTTTCTCGTCGGTGAGCTGCTGCTCAACCCAGCACCGATCTTCGATTCGGTCGTAAGTGAGGTATGCGTTCATGGCTGAACTCCTGAAATTTGGATGTACAGATGCCGCCCGCAGATAGCCAGGCAGATCGGTTGAATAGGGTGGTTGGTATCAGTGAACCATTGGCTCGCCGCGCTCATTCAGCAGCACAACGACAGAATCACTTTTGATGATGGTTTTTTCGAAGATGTTGAAGGCGTACAGGCCTTTCTCAACGTTCGCAGAGGCGCGATAAGTTTTGCCGTGGTGTTGCAGCATTGTGCCCGGTAAAACCTCGCTACGTGGCACTGATGCGGTGCCGTAGTGCATTCCAATCATACCTTCACCTCAACCTGTTCCAGGAGCCCTGCCAGCTTCATGTGCCAGCGGTTCAGCGTCAGCTTCTCACGCGGGTTTGATACCGACGTCAGCTGCCACTCGTTATCGTTGAGCTTTTTGGCGGTGTACTGCTTGCCGTTGTGGGTGACTGTCATGATGCCTCCCTGGCTTTGGCATATGCCGCATTGATGGCGTCAATGTTCATCAGGCAGTAGATAGCGCATTCTGCGTCGTAATCACTCAGCCCGCCGCTTGCCAGCTTGTTAAGTGCGGTGCCAGTTAAGCCGATCTTGAAGCAGATAGAGCCGTGCTTAGGGCCATATCCATAACGATGGTCTTCACGCTGGTCGCTCCATTGGGCGTAGTTTTTTGTGCCAAAATAACGCTCGCTCAGACGGGTAAACCCGGATGCAATGTCGTTAATCGCATCTTCAACACACCCGCGCCGCTCCATGCTTTGCTTCGGGTCTCCGAAATTAACGATCGTCATGCCATGCTGGACCATCTCAACCGTAAGGCCTTTATTGGCCTGGTTGATGCCTTCAGACACGGCGATCAGCTCTTTACCGATGCGTGAGGTGTCATCAACAAACTTCGCCTTCAACTGAGCCAGTTCGGCTTCAATTGCCATTTTCTTTTTGGTCAATTCGATAAGAGTCATAATCATCTCCGCGCTTAAGCCGCGCCGCTGAACGTTAACAAAGACTTCTGCGCTTATGGGCGGTGGATGGCCGCCGGTTGTCATAACTAAGCAACCTCTGCGAAGTTGCTGAGGTATAACTGCCCATGAATCGGCATGGGCGACCGGGCTTAAATCAGATTTATATGTCCCCACAACCCATCACCTGAAATGATGTGCCTCTGCGCTACTTGAACGCGTTAAGCTGGTTGAGATAGCGATCTGCTTGCTTTCTGAAGGTTCTCGCTGCGTTCTTGCGTTACGGCTAAGCCATACCGTTAGCAATAGGGACAGGATGAGCAGGCTTTGCATGTTCTTCCTGTTTGGAGCTGTAAGTTATTCCTCGATGTTGGTTTTCAGTCGTCACTGTTACCTGTTACATAACTCCTCCGATACGGTGCGCCGCGTCGAAAAGGGTGGCAGCGGCTAGCCATTTGAACGTGATGCCCAATCGGGCGTGAAAGATTCTGTGATTCAGCCCAGCCCACTCAACTTCGAATGGACTGGAATAAATCTCTTTGCGCTTCGCACCTCTCATCCCGCCAGTGTTGCCCGTTCCCACGCCTTTATCGCTCTCGCGAGGGGGTAGCCTTCTCACCGACCGGTTCGCCGCCGGTGATACGCCGCATTTTGTGCGTTGGGGTCTAAACAGGATTACTGAATGCTGTTCCGACTTTGTATGTTGTTAAAAAGCAGGCGACTTGCTGTCCGCCGCTGGCTAACTTCGCTCAGCTGTCGATGTTTCGTTTCGATGAGTTGATAATAGCGATGAGTATTGTTTATAGCAATACGTATTGATATTGAATAATAGCAATTGCTATTAATGCGTTGATAGCTAAAGGAATTTATTTTGATATTTTTTCGAGGGATTGAGATTCAGATCGTATTTTTACTGCGGCGGGTTTTGCTGTGACGAATGGGCTGGCTGCAGGCAATAAAAAACCCAGCACTATGGCTGGGCCTGGGTCGTAGCTGGGTATGTTATCCGTGTTTTCTGTACGTCTGCGGCATGCTGCCAATCACCTTTCCAAACACGAGTATCCGGTTCATTTCTTCTTTTTCTATCGGCTCCCACGGGCGGTAGGTCTGATTGTCGGAGATGACCAACAGCTTATCTTTCATCTTCTGAAGGCGTTTAACGTGGGATGTGTCGTCGTAGATAAAGGCGTAGATCCCATCACCATCAAAGTGCTGGACGCTGATGTCAACGAACAATAAGTCGCCTGGCTCAATGGTCCCGGACATGCTGTCACCGCGAACATTGATGATTCTGATCTGCTCCGCCTTCCTGCCGTTAAACATCCGGCGGGCATCTTCGACTGAATATTCCACGGATCGTAGCACCTCTACAAACTCGCTATTGATGGCTCCTGGCCCAGCGCTCACGTAAAAGTCTAGCGCTTCAATGCGGAAAGTGTCAGTAGGTCCCGGCTCGGTTTTTGGATGAGAAATTGCGGGCATTTGACCATCGTCACGCATCGGGCCAGCTCCGGTTGAAAGCCACTCAGAGCGAACGCCAAGCGCATTGGCAATCTCAACGATTTTAGTTGAGCCGCGGGCATTGCCACTGGTCAGCCGCCAGATGGTGGGCTGAGCAACGCCAGACGCCTTAGCCAGAGCGCCCTGAGACATGCCAGATAGTTCCATCGCCTGATTCAGGCGTTCTGCAAGAGTTTCTTTTTTCATGAGTTTAAATTTATACGCTTGCGTATTGATGGTCAAAACACGTTTAGCTATTGCCTAAATCAATACGAATTGCTATTATCAATTCACACCAATACTCATAGGAATTGGAATATGACGAACAAAACCATCCAGCGCGCCATTGATATCGCTGGTAGCCAGAAGAAATTAGCCGACCTTTGCGGTGTGGCGCAGCCGACGGTATGGCGCTGGTTGCACGGTGGCGGCATTGATGCCCGCTACGTAATGAAGATTGTCAATGCAACTAACGGCAAGCTCAAACCAGCAGATATCCGTCCAGATCTCGCCCAGCTGCTTGGGGCGAATAACACAGCCGCTTAACGGCGTCCTAACCACGAAAGGGAAAGCAATGCATTCACTTGCGTATCAACAAGGTAACAAATTTTCGCCAACAGCGATGATTTACCAGAATCGCCGGGAGCCTGATTCCGCGGCGTTAAACATCGATGGGATCCGCGCTGCTGTTCGCGCCTGGGCAGCTGACTGCCGCAGCCGTGAATTTGTCGCAGCGCTGATTGTTGAAGAGTGGCGGTCAACCGGCGGCACCGGTCTTGATATCCCGACTGACTCGCACCGCCAGATGCAGAAGGTATTCCGCTGGATCGACGGCGATACCGAATATGCGACCAACAACATTCGCCAGCTGGCACCGGCAATCATGGCCGTCCTGCCGCTGGAGTATCGAAACCGCCTGGCGCCGCAGAACGACACCATGTCGCTGATCGCCTCTGCGATGAAAGAGTGTGCAGAAGCCAAGCAGGCCGTGCTGCTGGACGCCCCAGAGCATCAGAAGCTGAAAGAGGTAAGCGAGGGTATAGCGTCGCTGTTCCGTCTCATGCCGGAGCAGGTAGGCCCACTGATGACGATGGTCACGTCGATGCTGGGGGTTATGTGATGGGAAGTATCAAAAATGGCGAAAGCCAGTCTGCGCGAACAGAACTGGCCTTCAGATGCAAATCGTGTGCACTCATTGCAGGAGTAATAATGGCAAAAAATCCACGCTATTACCATACCGCTGTACATAAAAACATAACCCGCGACCGCTTCATCCGCTCGGT